TAGCACTGCTATCGGTTACGCAACATCCTGCCAAATGAACATTTCCGCAGCCATGCGTGAAATCTTAACAAAGGATTCAGCAGCTGGAGGATGGAGGGAAGTAAAGAAAGGTCAACTCTCTGGAACACTGTCCACAGAGGCATTATATGCTGGGCCTGGTGATTCTTCTACTAATTACTTATTTGATGATCTCTTTACCGACTTGATTAGTGGTACTGCATTGACTATTAAGTTTACTACCGATGTGCAAGGTGACAATGTGTTTACAATGTCTGCTATTTGTACATCATTAGATTTAAACGCAGGTGTAGAAGAGAATGTAAGCTATTCAGCATCCTTTGAGGTGACTGGTGCAATAGTGAAGACAACTAAAGCATAATTTTAAATCCTAACACATGAAAACAATAACAATAGCCAACACATCCATACCGATTAAATTTGGTATGTATGTGTTAGGTACATTTCTAAGGGAGAGGAAACTTAAATTAAGTGACCTTTCCCTTTTAGGAGAAGATCTCTTACTTGCTCTTGAACTTGCCTTCTCTGGAGTTGAACATGGTTACAAAGCCAAAGGGGAGAAATGCCCTTATACTTTGCAATCCTTTTGCGACTTGGTAGATACAGACATGGGAGGCATAACGCGCATCATGGAAATGATTTCAAATGAGATATCACCACCAGAAGATGAGAGCCAAAAAAACGTAGTGGCGAAGGCGGAGAGCTCACACTTGAATACATCGAGCGATTTTGTTTCGGAGTTTTAAGATTTCCACCTTCGCAATACAATGAAATGAGTTTTAGAGATGTTGTTATGGCTATGCAAGGTTATAACAATTTCTTTGAACAGCAAGAGCAAACAGAATGGGAACGAATAAGATGGCAGACAACACTTTTACTAAATGTTCATACGGCAAAAGGTAAAAGTTTAAAGCCAAAAGATTTAATAGAATTTCCATGGGAGAATCCGATAAAGAAAGAAACTAATAGAAGTTTGACAAATAATGACAAAACAATATTTGACAAATGGGATAAAGAAGGATAATGGCAATAGGTAAACTACTTTTAAAACTTGGCATTGATACCACTAATCTTGACAAAGAGTTAGGAAAGGTAGAAAAGTCTATGACGAGATTTGGTAATACGATGAAAAACGTAGGCTCAAATCTTACCACATCTTTGACATTACCTATTATTGGACTTGGTGCAGCATCGTTAAAGGCTTTTGCAGAAATGGAAAAGCTAGAAAAAGGTATGACTGCTATTATGGGAAGTAGTCAATTAGCTAAAGATGAAATAGTAAAACTTAGAGAGGTTGCCAAACTTCCAGGATTAGGATTAAAAGAAGCAGTTCAAGGTAGTGTAAATTTACAAGCCGTTGGATTATCTGCTGAAGAAGCAAGAAATACTTTAATGGGTTTTGGTAAAGCATTAGCCGCCACAGGTAAAGGTAAAGTTGAACTTGAAGCAATTCAATATCAACTTACTCAAATGATTTCTAAAAACAAGTTATTATCGGAAGATTACAAGGTTATTCAAAGTAATTTACCTCTAATGGCTGAAGGTATGAAAGCTGCTTTTGGAACGGCAAATATAGAGTTGATTCGTGAAACAGGTATTAGTGCCAAAGATTTTACATTACAATTAAGCAACGCATTAGCATTATTGCCCCAAACTCAAAATGTTACAGGTGGTCTTGCAAATAGTTTTGAAAACCTAAGCGATAATATTTTTATTAGTTTGAATGAACTTGGAAAGACAATCAACGAAACATTAAAATTAGAAGTTGTATTTGATAATATTTCAAAAAAAATACAAGAGTTAGTAGATAGGTTTAAATCACTTACTCCCGAACAACAGGCAAATATTGTAAAATTTGCTTTAGTAGCTGCTGCGATCGGGCCCGTTATTTTAATACTAGGTCAATTTGCTACATCAATAACATCTATTATTACTTTAACTAGGACATTAATACCACTTTTTACCGTTATGACTGGTGGTGTTGGCTTACTTGTTTTAGCTATTGGTTCTTTAGTTGCATATTACGCAAGTACCGATGAAGGGCAAAAAAGCCTATCAAAAACAGGAAATTTATTGTCAGGTTCTTTTGATAGAATTAAAGCTGCTTTTCAAACTACTTTAACATTATTATCCAAACTTCAACCGTTATTTGATTTACTTTTATTTGTATTTGGGAAAATAGCGGTGTTTACTTTTGAAGTTGTTTTGTCTCAAATAAATGCTGTTTTAACTTTTATTAATTTTGTGTACGATGGAGCCGTAAATTTATTAGAAACTTTAAGGTTAATTAATAAGCAAAAAGTAAAGCCTGAAATTGAAGTTGGTTTTGGTGGTGGTTCGGCTGGTAAACCTAGTGGAGCAGGTGCAAGTTGGGGCGATGAAAAAAAGAAAACGACAACCACAAATGATTCACCAGAAGTAGCCGCAATGAAGGCTAAAATTAAGGCTTTAGAAGATTCGTTAAAAAATTCTACTAAAACTAAAACTACTACAGAGCCAAAAACTAATACTACATTAGATGCAATAAAAGAAATGCAGACTAATAAAAGTATGATGCAATTTGAAATGGTTAATGTCAACACGCTTCCTACTTTAGATTTAATTCCTAAAAAATTAGAAAGTATTACGGCTGCAAATGAAAGATTAAAAGAAACTAATTTAGCATTGGCCAATTCATTTGATGCCATTACACATAGAGTAACATCTGTTGAGGTGGCACTTACTCCAATGCAAAATATATTAGTTGCGGCAACCGATGCATTTTCAAATATGGCGATGCAAGGCGAAACCGATATGAAGAAGTTAGGTAGTGCAGCCATACAAGCGGCTAAAATGGTTATTAGTGCCTACATTAAAGAAGGTGTAGCAGGTATTATAAAAGGTATATTAGGCGGCCCGTTGGGTAAAACTTTAGGGCCTGGAGCTATAGCCGTAGCAGGTGCAGCTGGTGCTGGTGCAGCGGTTTTATTTAATACGATGATTAATAAAGTAGCTCCGCCAAAACTTGCTCAAGGTGCTTTGGCGTACGGCCCAACAATGGCAACCGTAGGAGATAACCGAAATGCAAGAGTTGATCCGGAAGTTATTGCTCCATTATCTAAACTAAAGGGAATGTTAGACGGTGGCGGATCACCTTACATATTAACCACTAGAGTAGCTGGAAGTGATTTATTGGTGATTATGGAAAAGGCTAAAAATATTAATTCAAGAATAAGATAATGGCTGCAAGATATACATCTACATTTTATTCAGAGAAAGGGCGTAAATATTACTTAGTAATAGATGACAGTACTTTTTCGGGAATGACTTATGATGTCGATGTTACAGGGGCACAAATAGAATGGCAGGCGGATGTTGAAAACGGATTAGAAAGATACGCTCCTATTATTGGAAGTAATTTTAAGTTTACTATTATAATTAATACAGAACAAAAACAGCAATTATTAACCGATTTTTTAACGGCTCCAGAGGGAAGATTTACTATTCAATTAACTGCTTACGACACATCAAACACACCTAACTTTTATTGGTATGGTTATATTTTAGCCGATTTAATTGAATTTGATGACATTCCTTTAGAAATGGGATATAATTACACCATAAATGCTATTGATGGCATAGGATGGTTAAAAGGCATTGATTACAAACCTGATAATAGCGATATTTATCAGGGTGACGATACTATAATAAATCATGTAAATAATTGTTTACAAAAACTTACCTACGTTCAATCAATTTATGGCACATCTATAGGGGTGTTAGCTAGTGCATTTCAGTGGCATGAAGATTCATGGACTTATTCGACATCTATAGACCCACTTTTAAGAATGAGGATTAATCATAAGGTTTTTTATACCATAGATAGTAAGGGTAATTATACCTACATGAAGTGTTATGATGTTTTAAAAAGAATGATGATACCATTAGGTTTAAGGTTCTTTTTTTCGGATAGGAAATTTTTTATGGTTCAGCCAAATACTTATTTAGATTCAGCCGTTACAATCAATATTTATTATTTAACATCTACTTTATTACAACAAAGTAGTTTTCAGTCAAGTATTGAAAATGATAACTATTCTGGCACAAATAAAATGCTTCGTTTTAGCGGAGGCAAATGGGGATATTATGGACATATAAAAGATTTAGATATTGAATACGAACACATAGCATCGGTAAATTTATTGTCAGGTAAAATATTTAATAACCTAAACACCGAGTTTTTTAACTCAAAAGATTTAGATTATAATAATGATGAAGCTACTATTACATTTACTTCTGTAATGAAATATAGAGATAGTCAGGTAGGTTCAAGTACTATTGCAGAACATATAGTAGAGGGTTCTTTTGTTATTGAATTAAGACCTATCGTGGTGCCATTAATAGATTTTTTAACAGCCAACCGTTCACCTGAAATAACCACATGGACATTAGGCAGCGGATGGACTTTTTCCGATGGTGGCGGAGCGGCTTTAGGATATGCAAAAGCAACCAATGCTACAGGTGATTTAGTTTATACTAATTTTACTCCCACAAATGGAGCTACTTATTATGTATCTTTTGGTATTGAAGTTACAAGTGGAACCCTTGTTTTAAAAATGGGTGGCGATACTTTTAGTATTACAACCACAGGAGAATATTATGAAAGGATTGTTTGTATTTCAACACAACAATTAACCTTTGACCCTAGTGGGACATTTAATGGGAAAATTAATTACGTTAAAATCAATCATGTAAAATATTGGCTAAAAAGGGATCTTACTTATAATGGATTTCAACATACATTTACTGCCCAAAGTTGGGAAACTACATTCAATTATTATAAATTTATTATACCGGGTGGAGCGACTACCTTACCTGCCGCAGGTGGTACAGTCGATAACATTATAGTAAATTGGACTACACCAACAATGCCAGAAAGTGGTGACGTTGGCGTAAGATTTTTAATAAGTAGGATTCAAACGGCAACGGGTACGGATTTACTTACAAGCTACCTAAAATTTTATGAGTTAGGTAATTTGTTTATGGAACATTTAGCGGCTGGAAATTTGGACGGGCAAAATGACGTAGTTGTATATGGTTCATTTAATAACGACACAAGTAGCATAAGTGTTAAAAAACGAGTGTTCATTGGTGACGGCCCATCGTTAGGCAGCCCAGGTGCAATAAGAGTAAAAAATGATAGTAACACTTGGCAAATAACCGACGGGACTGGCTGGCGTGTAAAAAATATAGGTGACGGAAAAAACATTAATCAATTATTGGTAAATGAAATTATTAAAGGTCAGCTATTCCCAGTAAGAAAGATGTTAAGTATGTCGTTTCAAATATTAGATAATAATAATCCATGGTATCCTCATGTAGCCATTGAAAATAATGATGTTAAATTTATAATGGAAACGGCTACCATGGAACTTAAAACTGATATAGTGCAAGGTACATTTATTGAAATAATAGACCAATCATAATGCCATACACGGAAAAAACAGTATTATTTAGAGGATTAGATTTTGATTCGGGTAGAACTCCGAATCATTCGCCTGGAGGTGTAGCTGGAACAGGCTCCACAACGCCAACAAATAGCACGCCAAATACACAAAATAGTAGTGTTACAAAAGTGTTTAAACAATCCTTTATAAATAGCTTTACTTCAACATTAACCATTACAAAAAATGCAGGAGTACTACCTTCAAATTTGGAACAAGTATTAATTTTCCAAAACGGTCAAGACCTTATAAGCTCTCAATTTTCCGTTGCTAGTTCAGTAATTACTATTGATTCATCTACTCATTTTGATGGTTCAAATTATGTCGTATTTTTTATAATTATATAAGTATGGAAGAAATTAAGGCACCAAAGAAAGAAAGAAAGTTTTTAAAAGCCGTTGGAAACATTGCGAAGGTTTTAGCCAATGAATTAGTAATGGGAATAGCAAGAAAGTTTATAGGCAAAGCCATTGACAAAGTAGGCAACAAACGGCAAGGGCTTGTAATTGCTTTTTTATTGGTAGCAGGAATATCTTATGCCTCTATTGATTCCATTCCTTACCCTATTACAGGCAATAAGCAAAGATTAGGATGGCAGACTACTGGAAACGGATTGGTTTGGAGAGGTCTTGTTTCTGATACAGTAACTAAGCCGACAAGCTATGCAGATAAGAATATAAAAGCTTATCTTATCCTTGACTCTGTTAGCGGTTCTTTATATGTATTTAAGCAAGGTTTATGGGCAGCCATTAGTGGTGCAGGAGGAGGTTTAACTATGCCTTTTGATTCTATTACCTTTAACACTGCCAAGGATGGCACGGTGGGAATAGGTGAGGTAGAATATAATGATTCACAAGGTTCTTTAATACAAGGCTTAAAAGGTGGCTTAGTGACAAATGTAATAGGGCAACAATTACATCAACGAGTAAACAATCGAACGGGCGCAACATTGGCAAAGGGTGATGTAGTTTATTTATCTGGTAGCCAAGGTAATAGAATAACAGTAGCAAAAGCCTTAGCAACAAGCGATCCAACATCCGCAAATACGTTTGGTATTGTTGCGGAAAGCATAGCGGACAATCAAAGCGGCTATGTAATAACAGAAGGATTATTAACAAATATAAACACATCTTCTTTAACCGCAGATTCAGCTGTTTATTTATCCGGCACAACAGCAGGCGCATTAACATCTATTAAACCACAAGCACCTATACATGGTGTTTATATTGGTGTATGTGTAAAAAGCAATGCAGGAAGTGGTGAAGTATTTGTTAAAATTCGCAACGGTCAGGAGCTTGACGAGTTACATGATGTTGTAATTACATCACCTGTTGACAAAGCATCTTTATATTATAAAAGTAGTGAAGGACTTTGGAGAGATACAACTGCTGCTCTTTTAATAAGCGATACGGCTTCCATGTTAGCCAACTATGCCACTAAAGCATACGCAGACACAAGCGGCAGATTTTACGCAAGGCAAGATTTTAGAAATGTATCATCAAGCACTTTAACCTGGACACAAACAGATACTTTAGTAGTAAACGATACAACATCTTTACAAGTATATAGAAATGGTCAAATTCTTTTACCAAGCCAATACACTGTACCTACAAATGCCTCTGTTGTCATTGGCTCAACTGCTTATAAGGTAGGTGAAAATTATACTGTCATTTTACCTCGTGGCGGTGGTGGAGGTGGAAGCGGCAGCGGATCACTTACCTCAATATCTGGAGGTACGGGAATAACTGTGTCACCTGATCCAATTACAACCACTGGCACTGTCTCCGCAGACCTCTCTGTATTAATGGAGTTAACAGATACAACTTTATTAAATCTTACTGCAAGGTTTGCGACCAAGCAAAATAATATTACATTAACTACTACTGGAACAAGCGGAGCTGCTACCTTAACCGGTGCAACTTTAAATATTCCACAGTACACAGGTGGCAGCGGCACAGTTACAAGCGTAGGAAGTGGTTATGGCATATTAGGCGGCCCAATTACAACTACTGGCACACTACGCGTAGATAGCTCTACTGTTTATGATTTTGTGAGAGATAGCATTGTAGCGGTTGAAATAGGTGGCGATACTATAAAAATAATTAAACAGGAATACGAAAATGTTACAAGTGACACATTAACATTTACTATACTATCTAAATTCCCTATTCAGCTAAGACAGTTTATTCTGCTCTTCCGCAATGGGCAGTTATTACTCAATGACCAATTTACCGTAATTGATACAAACAAAATTAAGATAGCAGCCACATCTTACAAAGTAGGCGAAAACTACACTTTAGTCACAGTATCTGGCATAGGTTCTGTTTCCTCCGCGCAAGGCAATCCAATCTATCCAGAGGCAGGCATAGCCCTATCAACAGGCACAACATGGACTACATCAATTACAAACAATTCAAGTAATTGGAATACGGCTTATACAGATAGGCTTAAATGGGATGGAGGTAGCACAGGCATTGTTGCAGCGACAGGCAGAACAAGTTTAGGAGGTACTACGATAGGGCAATCAATGTTCACCTTAACTAATCCTTCGGCTATTACCTTCCCACAGTTTAATGCTGATAACTCTGTTACTGCTTTATCAGCTACTAATTTTCGCACTGCCATAGGAGCTGGAACTGTAACAAGTGTAACGTCATCCGGAACAAGTGGGAATCCATTATCTATTACAAATACAACTACTACTCCAGTCATTGAATTATTAAGCGCTACAACTGCAAGAAATGGATATTTAACATCAACTGATTGGACTACATTTAATAATAAATTTGCCTTTTCTGATACAACCTCTTTAAATTTAACATCCAGATTTTCGACTAAACAAGATAATATAACACTTACCACTACAGGAACAAGCGGAGCTGCAACATTAGTTGGTGCCACATTAAATATACCACAATATAGCGGTGGAGGTGGTGGTAGTGGTACAGTTACAAGTGTAGGCTTATCTGCACCATCTATATTTACTGTTAGTGGCTCACCTGTTACAACAAGCGGCACTTTGGCATTGACATATAGTGGTAATGCTTTACCTTTGGCAAATGGCGGTACAGGTGCCACAGACGCAGCAAATGCAAGAATAAGTTTAGGAGGCACAACAAGTGGTATATCATTGTTTACTTTGACAAATAGTGTATCTGATAAATTTATAAAAGTAAATAGTAATAATACAATTACATTATTAAGTGCAGCTGATACAAGAACAACGATAGGCGCAGGCACAGGCACTGTTACAAGTGTAGCAATGAGTGTACCTACTTTCTTATCTGTATTTGGCAGCCCTGTAACATCAAGCGGTACATTGGCTGTATCATTAAGCGGTGTACCTTTGCCTGTTTTAAACGGTGGCACAGGAGGAGCAAATGAGACAGATGCAAGGAATGAATTAGGCGCAGCGTGTAAATCATGTACTGAGACATTGACAGGGAATAAAACATTTAGTGGCAATATAGTAATATCTGGTTCAAGTACATTAAATGTAGGTTCAAGCGGTACATTTGGAGGTAAGGTAAATACTCCTTGGTTAGAGAGAACATACACATCATCTACGGCTACAACATTGACAGTTAGTGTAAATACCACATGGTTAAATATACATCAAGATGCTACTGTTACACTTACATTACCAAGTGCAGCTACTTATCCTGGTAAAGAATTAATTATTAAACAAACAGGCAGCGGAAATGTATTTTCTGCATCTTCTAATATAATTGGTTTTACAACTGCTTTTAGTGGTTCTACGCAAACTTCAATTATAGCTCCTGCTACATATAGATTTGCAACCCTTGTAAGCGATGGAACAAATTGGATTATAATGCAAAGAAATAATTAATAAACATAAACATGAAACAACTCATTCCCCTTTTCCTCTTCCTTTTGCCTTGCCTTGCATGGGCACAGTATCCGAGCAACGGCAATCAAAAGATAACGCTCGGAGAACAGACCAGTGCCGATGGGCTTATTTTTCGGGGCGTGGCTGCAACTGATACGGTAAGAAAGCCTTCTATTGATACAATGGCTTACATGGTTCTTGATACCACTACCAATATAATATGGCATTATAAAAAGGCAACAAGTAACGCATGGCTGCGTTTAAACCTTTTGCCGAGCGATACGGCTACAATGCTTACAAATTATTACCGTAGTGGTAGAGCATTGGGCACTCCTTCAAGCGGTGTTTTAACAAGTGCAACGGGTTTGCCATTGACAACGGGAGTAACGGGCACTTTGCCTGTTGCAAATGGTGGAACAAATACATCAACTGCATTTACGGCTGGTTCAGTTGTTTTTGCTGGAAGTGGTGGGACATACACGCAAGCAAATGAAGGTATTAGATTTATTACAGATAGTAGTAGATTAGTTTTAGGTCCAAATACAATAGTATCTCCAGAAACACCACCATTTAGTGGTGTAAGATTTAAATCAATGGGTAAAATACAAATTGCTCGTTCAGATGAAGATACCCGTTTTATTACCATTGACAATGAAGGTGGTGAAGCTAAAATGAATTTTGGCTCCCCAGGGGCTGGTTATGGGTCTTTTAAATTTACACAATCAAATAATGCAAATACAAGAACTATTTTACACATTACTGGAGATGGTTTTTTTGGTGTAAATGAAAATATAGCAGCTAATATTACTCAAAAATTAACAGTTGTCGGTAATGCAAGGATAACGGAAGTTGGCGCTGGTACATTTTCAAATAATTTAAATATAACATCTGATGGCACTTTAACAACAGAAACATCTGATATAAAATTTAAATACAATATAAGACCTTTAAATTATGGTTTAGAAACATTATTGCAATTAAAGCCTGTAAACTTTCAATGGATAGAAGGTCAAGAAGAAGATTTAGGTTTTATTGCTCAAGATGTCGCTGAAATAATACCTGAAGCAGTTAACACAAATTGGAATAGCGATTTATTATTTAGATATGAATCTTTAATCCCCATCCTCACCAAAGCCATACAGGAACAACAAGCCCTCATCAAAGCCCTTGAACAAAGAATTATTAACCTTGAAAATAAATAAAATGAGATACCTATTTTTATTCCTTCCCTTCTTTTCCTTTGCGCAAGACGTTGTCAAAGACACGGTGTATATTCAAAAGCAAGGAAACATTTATTACATTATTCAGCAAACTACTTTGTCTGATTCAACTGTCACAGGCTCAAAGCAAATATTAGGCGATAGTGCAACTGCCATTCAAAGCCTTGTTACCGATGCCGAAAGGCAAAGTAACACGATTGCCATTCATGCAAAGCCAATTATTACAAAGGCTAAGTCAGTACAAAGGATTAATTACTACAATGACTTACACGTTCAAATAAGCGGCAAGCCTGTTTATTTTACAACGGCACAAAGGGACACGGCAAAGTTTATAGGGGAATGGAGGTTAAATTTTAACGGTGAAATCATTGATGGTAAGATTGAGTTAAATGTAAACAAGCGTTTAATTTTCAATCCTGATAACGGCAAAGTTTATTCTATTTCAACTAACCTACTTTTATCTACATTTACCAATCAAGTTTCATTTACTTTTAATAGCATTAAATACGATTTGTATAAATATGCTGAGGGCAAATTTGCAACCGTGGACGGTGATGTTAGACTAATAAAAATGGAATAATGAAAGCAATAATTTACAACATTTTAAAAATGGGATACGATGGAGTGTTATTTTCCATTTGTTGTGGAATCATTTTTTCATTCATATTTCCCATTAAACATTTTTTAATTTTTACAATCTTCGTTGTTTTTGCGGACACAGTAACGGGAATCCTTGCGGCAAAGAAAAGAAAAGAGCCAATAACAAGCAAAGGGCTTTATCGCACTTCGCAAAAGATACTTACCTATTTTTGTGGCATCATGATTTTTCACGGAGCAAGTATAACTTTCGGGCTGCCTTTCCAAATAGTTTATTCAGTTAGCTTCTTGATAGCATTCACGGAGCTTTACAGCATTTCGGAAAACATAAAAGTAATTACTGGCGTTAATTTGGCAACAACAATTCTTAAATTCTTTAAAAAATAAAACTATGCAGACTAATTTAAAAGAAGCATTAAAAAATGCAGACGGAATAAAATCACCCATGGGTGACGTGGCTTGTTACTCAATGAACTTTGCGGAACTTGCAAGTGAAATCAATGTTCATCTTGAGGGCAACAAGGTAAAATTTACGTGGCGCGAATATATCCAACTTGCTCAAATCATTTGGGATAAAATTAAAGAGACTTCGAGAGAATGCGCAGGCAAAGAGATTGAAGTAAAACTTCCAGCTAAATTATCAATTATTGGTGCAGCCTTTGCACTGATTGGGTTTAAATTATAGGCGCAGAGAATCGCTACCTTAGTGCCAAGGGGAGTTGATTAATTTCTTCTCCCCTTAAAAATATAAAAATATGAATGCAAATGATTTTGTAGTATGCGTGGATGCTGGGCATGGAGGACTTAACAAAGGCATAGGCCCAGACAAATATGTCACATATCCATCAAAGTGTTTCCAACATAAACATGGTAAATTTCACTCGTACGGTTGGTTCTTTGAAGGAGTGTTTAATCGTGCCGTTGCTAATTTTCTTGAACAGTTTCTAA